ATTATCAACATCTTTTTTATTTAGATAAAATTTTCCTTGTAAATTATCATATAAAACCTGAAATTTATGACTAGATTCTTTACCTGAATGAATATCTTTAACATCTTCTATATCTACTTCTATATAATCAAATTCAGGCTTTACATTTGTTATAGATAAAATTTTACCATTATCAGGTTGATACTGAACGTACATTTTTATAAACCTAAAAAATCTTCATATTTTTTTAAAATTATATCATTTACAAATCTATCCGATGCATAATGAAATATTCCTGTTTGTAAATAATTTCCTATGTATAAATCTAAATTTTTAGTAATATAGACTCCAACTTTATCTTGCCAATGTTCTACTGTGTCTTGCCATTCTTGGATACAGGGTTTCATATGCACAAATTTTAAAAAATTTACTGTGTTATTAGTTATATCGGTATCATTATTTAATATTTTACTGGCAATTGCAACAGATAAATCCATACTAGGTTGTTTTGGATAAAATTCTTTGCAATAATGTCCATAAAATAATTCCCAATTTTTTGAAATTAATTCTAACCAAGAAAAAAATTCTTTTGCTTTATTAGATTTTTTAAAATAATGCAATCCTGAATATAAATTAGGCAAATAATTTGCACTAAATGCTTTCCTATAGTAATTATCAACCACTACTTTAGATCGATAAGTATAAACTTTATTTAAATAAAAAAGATCATAATTTTTAAAAAAATCCCACCATAAGTTCAAATCCTGCAATACTAGAATATCAGTATCAAAAACAATTGTTTCTTCATATGGACTTGCATGATAAGTTTTCCATCGATTAAGTATTTTATATCTGGAACCATCAAACTCCGTCCAAGGAATTTTTATAATTTTATCAAATAAAATTTCATATTTTTTTGGAATTATGTCATTAGTAACAATACTAATAGGCAAATTATTTCTAGAACTTATACTCATTGCTGATAAACAGGCCTGAATTACGTATTTGTCTCCATCAGCAAATAAAAGAAATCCTTTAGACATTTTGATTAACCATATCAATACATCTGTTTAAACTAAACTTGTTCATAACGTGAATTGTTAAACCTTGCCAGGACATTAAAGTATATTCGCCTACATAATTTTCTTTCTCTAATAAAAAAATAACTTTATCATCTTTTATACTATGACATATATCTTTATCTGTTGTGAAATAAAGTTTTCCAGGCATTAATTTTGCAAAATCGCCATCATTGTATCCATTCATTATATGAATAGCAATACTAAAAGCATGATCATTACGGAAATATGATTGTTTAATTTGGAAAATTGATTTATAATGATGCCAATTATCTTGTATATGTTCAACTAACTCAAAAAATATTTTATTTTTTTCTGTTTTTCTAAAAAATATTGCTGTTGCCCAATAAAACTTAACTCCTATATCACTTACATACTGGAATTCTGAATAATTCCTAAAACCTGCTAGATCATAAGATTTATCGTAAATTAAAAAATCATGATCTTGTGTAAAACAATGCTTATACAAATTATCTAATAATAAAATATCTGTATCAAGTAACAAAGTTTCATCATATGGACTTATTCTAAATGCAGTCGATCTAAGGTTGTTTTTAAATTCTAATTTTGTTTTAAAAATTGTTCCGTCTGAATAAGTTTTGTAGAAATGATTTTCATCTTTACCAACAACAAAATCAACATTATTGTTATTTTTACTCCAAGATATTGATAAAATTTTATCAAACACTTTTTCAGCATCAGGAAAACTTTTCAATAAGTAATCTTTACTGTCTGTAACAACTGTAGTAGGTAAATTTAGTATCTTTTTAACTTGCTTGGCTAAAAAATAAGCTTGTTTTAAATAATCTACCTTTGTATTATTCCTTGCAAATAATAAAACTCCAGAATTATTACTCATAACTCAACTAGATTTTCAATTGTTCTTTGTTTTTTGATCCGATTGTAATTATTAATATAATTATTTGAAGCAGTAAAATAAGTATTGATTATATCTTCAAGAAATAATTTTAAATTTAAAATCTGTACAGGAGTTTCATTATCATCTATTAAGACAAGTTCATCTTGTTCTTTTTCAAGCATAATATTACAAAAAGAAATTAATTCTTTTGTTACTGTAAACTGTGCTCCTTCGTAATAATAAACTAGATCTTGATAAAACTTTTCTTGGAATGATCTTTTTTGATTGTATAGCGTAGCCATATAATTAGAAACGTCTAATGCTTTTTCTAATCTTTCGTCCATAAGTCCTCTGTAAAATAGTACTTATAACAATCAAAAATTGTAATCTTAGATAATGATATGCAACAAATTACGCTAACGTAGTGGTATTACTTACAGAAGGCAATGCAACTTCTACATTGCTACCAGTAGGTTGATAATATTGAATATAACTTGTCAATGTTCCATCTACATTTTCATCTACTATTGGACCATAAGGAGGTGCTGGCGGATTAGGAGGTCGATCTCCTTGGTCATTATCTATAAACCATATTTTAAAATATAGTTTATTTCCGGTAGCAGAATCATGAGATGCTGAAATAATATAAACATTCTCTGCATAAACAGCGGCTGAACCGTTTTTACTAAAAATATATTCTGGCGTTGTAGTTAGATTATAATTTCCTTTAGTATTGGTAGTTCCTGTGCCAGTGGCAACCGTTGTATTATATCTAAATTTTATTGTTCCTGCATTACTTAGCAAACCTGCCCAATCCGCTCCTTTGGCACCTGAAGCGCCCGTAAGAGTAGCTGAAAATCTTATCTCTCCGCCGGCATTAAAAAAATATCTACGGTGCTCAAAATTTGTAAAAGTAACTGTTACTTCGTGCTTAATAGTTCCATTCCACGGAGTAGTCCTGACACTATTTGTAGCAAAAGTACCGCTAGTTGCATTAGTTCCATTTATAGAAAATTTATTGCTAGTAATAACAGTTATTGCAGCATCATAATCATTGTAACCTTCATTGGTGTCACCACTGCTTGTATCTGCCGCAATTACTTGTCCTACTTGAATATTACCTATATTACCATCTGCTCCTATTTGATGATTATTACATTTATTAATATCAGTGCGTAAAGCATCCATATGACTAGCTAAAATTGTAGTCCCGCTAGACACTTGACTACTAGATAGAGATTGTCCATATCCACTATTAGCTGAAATATTCGAAGCACTATACGCTCCAGTGCCAAGAATATTTGCTACTCTACTTTGTAAATCATTATACTGTGAAGCACTTATTTGTTGTCCAACTGATACCGTTGCCATATTTTTTCCTTAATAAGCCTTATTTATATTATTCATACAACTATCATTACAAATTTGATTTCATCATTTAAATTATCTTCTAAAGATTTTCCTACTACAAACACATTATTTTCAATAGCAGCAGGTGAAATAGCAATGGCACACCCAGGTTCAATTGCAGAAACCAACAAATCGCCTTTTTTAACAGGTCCAACTACTTTACAAGGAATTTTGCCACGTAATGCAATAGGTAATCCTGGAGATTCACTATTCATTAAGTGTGCTGGATTAGTTGACACTACTCCTGCTATCCTATAATCGCAAAAAGTATTTGATTCTGTTATTTCTTTTTCACCGCCAAATACAACAACTGTTCCTGGTTCATAATCTTTATCAGATTCGTAAACTTCTGCTAAGTCGGCATATTGAGCTTGAGTAGCAGTTCCTCTAAATAAATTTGCACGTATATCTCTATTTGCGTCTCTACCAACGATTGTATTTGCTGTATTGTTTACTGTTGCAGATCTACCAGTTCCATCTAATTCCAATGTTGCTGCGAGAGTTGCTCTACCATTAAAAGTAGTTGCAAACATAGTTGTAAATCTTTCACTATCACTGCCTATTTCAACAGTGTTAACACCAGTCAAATTTATAAGATTACTGTATCCAGGCAAAACACTATTAGCTTGAAATCTAATTGGCATTTGTTGTTGGAGATTAATATCATTAACCTGAATATATATTTCTCTACCTTGCTCATTAGCAATCATACCTTTATCATCATTAATAATCCTAATTTTTAAATCATTAGAATCGCCAATAGATATACCAAGATCACTAAATTCTACTAAATTTGTAAAGGATGCTAATCCAGTTTGCACATAATTTTCTGCTGGTATACCTCCAAGTCTATCAGCATTAGTTGCAGTTCCCCACCATCTATGTGCTGTGCTAGTAGCTCCTTGCGAACTATTGGTTGTATTTTTTAAGGTTAATCCTTGTCTAACAACATCAAAACCTGGATAATCAGGAGCTTCTTCGGCATTTATAACAAATTCAATTCCACTTATGATATGTATTACTTCATCTGCTACTACAGACACAATTACAGGTCTATTAGTTCCAAAACTATCCCTTATCGTCCTACTTTGGAATCTTGTAACACTATCCCCAACACCTTGTGGTCCTATTAAAACAAAACTAGTTCCGTTGTAAGCATATAATTGTTCGTTTTGTGTATCCCACCAAAAATCTCCTTCGCTTAGTCCAGCGGGAGTATTACTATCTACTTCTGCTCCGCCTGTGGTTCTCCATCTATTACCATCATAAAATTTTAATTTACTGGTAGAACTATCAAACCATATTTGTCCCATTAATGCTTTAGGAGGTTGATTGCCTCCTGCAAAATTTTCTAATAAGAATACAAAATTTTCATTTTGTATTTCTCCGTATCCTGCATAATTTTTTCCAACTAATTTTAGATCAGTTGTTTGATCAATAGTACCATCTTCAACTACTGTGAGCTGAGCAGTATTGTACTTGTTTATAATATAAGCCATTAATTTCCCCTATCTGTTATTTAAACGGCAACCCTCGATACAAATGACCACGATACACCACTACTTTGATAAGTGTACACATATCTTGTCGGAGTCAAAGTTACTGCTCCACTAGCAGTCGAATTAGCTACTATACTTTGCACCACTGATTCAGTGCCTGTTCCTGTTGCATCTCTCACATTTTCATAAGCTACTTGTAAAACTCCAGAATTATCTGACGCAACACTTACAATAATTCCCGAGGCAACACTATTATCATATGATACAGTGAAAATTTTAGCAAATGAGCCTTGTACAACTGAATTAGGTGCCTTTAGTGCATCTAAAATAGTTGCAATACTATTAGTTGGTCCAAAATTTGTAAATACGTCATCTGGATCTGACAATCCACTTATATCAATACTAATTAAAATATCTACACTAGCTATTTCTGTGTCAACATAATTTTTTGTTGCTGCATCTTGTGCTGCTTGCGGATCACTTACTCCAGTTATCCTAGTGTTTGCACTTACTACATTTATATTTCCACCTACTGCTTCTAATTGTATTCCAGCATTAGAACTTGACATCTTATTTGCATCAAAATTTAAATAATCAATATCTAATTCTGTAAGTGTTCCAATCCTTGATAATCCTAAAGCACTAATAACTGTAGAACCTAAACTTGTCTTGTTCAAGACTGTGACACCGTCTACTTTTATAGATGGATTTGGTATTGCTAATGACGAAATTAAATTTATATTTTGATTACTGGACCAAGATTCTGTATTCACTTGATATAAAAAATCTTTTGATCCATTTAAACTTCTTAATATAAGTCCTCCGCCATCTACTGTTGCATCGTCTGCTTCTGTACTATCATCTGTAATACCAAGTTCTATGTTTTTATCTTGTATTCGCAAAGTAGTAGCATCAATGAATAAAGTTTCACCTTGTACAGAAAAGTTTCCTCTTACGTTTACATCACCATTTACATCTAATGTTGTGTTAGGAGATGTAGTGAACATTCCAATTCGTGAAGCCGACGCATCAATATAAACAGCATTTAAAAAACTACTTCCAGTCCTTACACGTAATGCCAAATCAGTATTGCTTTGCTGTGTCTCTAATAGTGTAGTTGACCCTGCTATCTTTAATACGGCATACTCTGTATCACCTACACCAACACTTAATCCTGCACTATTTTTAATTCTTAAACTGCCTGTTGTAACCCCATTAGAATTACTAGGCAAAAAACTTTCGGCTTGTCTAACAATACCAGCATCGTCAACTAAAGCTTTACTACTTGTTGCAACACCATTATACCAAAATCCAGTACTTCCAGTTTCTTCTTCTTGATTAGCAACATTAAATCCTTTGTACAATTTTTGCCTTTTAGGAAAATTTGTATCAAGAGGATCGACACTTAACCCAGGAATTGAATATTCTAAAGGTATTGTAAAAGTTTCTGGACTATAAACACCATAAAGCGTTCCTCCTATAAACAATTTAAGTATTGTTCTTTGTACATCTGTTGTATCTAATTGTGATGCAGTCTCAAACCCAGTTTTACCTTGCCCTGCATCGTATTCAGGTCCAACTAATGTTAAATCCGAACCATCAAATAAATATAATTTATTATTTTCATTATCTATCCATATGTCACCAGCTGTTAAGTTTGAGGGTTGTGAACTATTAACTATAGTACCAGATGCTGGTCGAAAACTAGTTCCGTCAAATACTTTTAATTTTTGATCTTGTTTATCAAACCATAATTGCCCAGTTAAAGGATTTGTAGGTGATGCAGTAGATGCAAAATTTTCTAACAATTTTATAAAATTTTCATTTATCCATTCTCCAAAACCTTTGTAATTTTTTCCTATTAAAGTTAAATCAGTTGTTGCAGTATCAATAATACCATCTGTAAGATCTATCAGTAATTCGCCATCTGTTCTATTTAATCTATAACTCATATATTATCCTTGCCCTGCATAAATTATAAAATTTAGTGTCATATAAGGATTCATGACATTTAAATTTTGTCCTAAAGGATCATCTGATATAATGCCGCCACTGTCGGGCAATGCTTGTCCTGCACCTGTTGCAGTGGGTGCATCATATACAATTGCATTATTATCATTAGGAGTACCTGATATATCTCTCAAAACATAATATTGATCGCCGCTTTCTCCACGTAAATCATGTTTATGTTCAGGTAAATTATCAACTTGAATTCCTACACTTTCGGCACCACTTTTAGCACCTACTACATCTGCGGCAATGTCAGTTATAACATTTGCACTATTGCCGCCCATATTATCTTTACCTAATGGAAATCTTCCCCTCAAATCAGGTAAAGCAAAATAACCACTAGTCGGATTAGCTTTGTAAGTAAATCCTATAACGTCATACAATCTTGTATATGCTGATATTAAAATTTCTGAACCATCACATAAGAGCCAATTTACTGGAGCATTTAATCCTGCATACGGAGTTATAACACCTATAGGAGTAGTTGGTACTGCACTTAATAAATTTTGTCTTGATATTTTTTTCAATCCAGTATCGCCACTAACCCTGTTAACCAAAAATTCATCATCTGCTTGTGACAATAATAAATTAGTTTTTCCTGCAATAATAGTATTACTTAATGTAGTAGCAAATACCTTCAAACTTCCACCAATTTGTCCATCAAACAAAATATCACTAGCAGTTATATCACCGGTTAACCTAAATGTAGTAGGCGATGTTAATTTATCAGCCGAACCTGCCCTACCGCTCACTGTACCGCTAACATTTCCTGTTAAATTTCCAATAAAAGTAGTTGCATATATATTAGCAAATTTTTGTGTTCCTGAACCAATATTCCTAGTGTTACTTTCATCTGGTTGCAGATTCTTTGTAGTTGTTACACCAGAAACATTTACATTACCGCCAATATAGGCATTTTTTGCAACTGCTAATCCTCCAAGTGTCCGTATTGATCCAGTACTTAGATTTGTGCTATCAGTTGTATTTGCTGTTCTAATAATACCACTTGCTAATATATTACCAGTAACATCGAGCTCCTCAGCTGGTGCAACGTTATTAATTCCAACTTTTAAATCACTGTCTATTCGCATTGCAGTTCGTAGAATACCATCATTTTTTACTTTTATATCAATTGATGATCCTGCAATGTTATGTTGAATAACACCTGCACTACCCGAAACACCTATATTCATTTCAGCATTTATACCATAATTTATTCCTGCATTATTTTGAATATTAATTGGAAAACTTGTAGTGCTCGTAACATCTCCCCGTAAAAAATTTCCTGCAGGAATTGTATTACCTGCTACAATCAAATTTTCTGCTTTTTCACTAGTACCATAATATTTGACAAAACCTGTTCCAGTTATGTTATTTGAACTTAAATTTATTCCAGGAAAAATAGATGTAAACCCAGGTATTTTAACTTTTGGTGTAAAGTTATATGTAGAAATAATTCCAACAGGTTCTGCTCCAACTTCAATTTTTAAAACGTTGTAATTTTGATCGTCTGTTCCTACTAATACTTCTGGGGAAATACCTGTTATTAATCCTTCGCTAAACTCGGGGCCTACTAACACCCATCCGCTACCGCTATATAAGTATAGTTGTTGATTATCAGTATCAACCCATAAATCTCCAATTAAGCTTTGAGATGCTAGAGGCGCACTATTTGTTTTTTTTAATCCGCCTGCAGACACCCAATTAGTTCCATCAAAAACTTTAAGTTGCTCTATTCCAGGAGTTGAATCGTACCATAGCTGTCCTTCAACCGGTAAAGAAGGTTCTGTAGCACTAGCAAAATTTTCTAATAAATGAAGGAAATTTTCTGCAATTACTGTTCCATAAGCCGTAGTATTTCTGCCCGGTAATTTTATGCTTGTTTCTTGATTAATAGTGTTATCTTCTATTGTGATTACACCCTTGTTAGCTTCATCAGTATAAGGAATTGTATATGCCATGTGTTATCCTTCCACCAACCCTGACAAGCTTTGCACTCTTATCGTATAATCTATCTGTATTAATCTATTAAGACTTTTTTGAACAGGATGAAATATCACATGGGTAATTAAATTACCTTCACCGTTTGGATTCCAACTCTTAAGACCTAGTTCATCAAAAACATATAAATTTTCTTCACCAGTTGCATTGTCAAATGCTTCTTGATCTGTAGGCTCTCCATAATCTAATAAACAAGTAACTAAAACATCAGTATAATTTGTTCCACTTACATGCCTAGTTTCTAACTTGTTCCTAACTGGATCAACATTGTTAATGCTACTATCATCTACAACTTTTGTATATGTTTGATTGTAAAGACTAGCATTAGTACCTGTATTATTTGGTGTTAAATAAGAAATAATACCTGTTGGGTCAACATTTGTGCCACCATTGCCAAAACTCATTTCATATATCCATCCTTGACCTGCATTACTCAAACTCTGTGCTAAAGAAATACTCATATTTTCATAATGTATAGCATTCCGTTTATCAACATAGATTTTTTTAGTTTCAGGATCATAAATTTTTATATGACCTTCTATTAAAATACCATTTTTTTCATTTAATTTATCAACCATAATTAATCCTATAAATTATTTATCTTGGCAAATCTACCTGATAAAACTGTAAAAACTTAGCTATATCTGTTTCACTTTCACTTAGAGTTTTACCATTTTCGTTCCAAATTTTTCCGATTTGTCTCACAACAATAACTTTTTGATTTTCTAAAGGTGTGTCTAGCAATACCAATTGATTCGAATTTTGAATTAAAAATTCTGCGGGTATTGTGATATCTCCTTCAGGTGAATCTTTTGAAATTTTTTCTTCACTACTAGCATACTTATCTCTCAAATCGGTATTTAACTGATAACTTTGTATTTCATTTTTCCGTAAACGTCTGCCCGCAACAAATACTTCAAAATCATTTATACTGGCTGGTACAAAATCTAGTTCATAAACAGAACTTGTTCCGTCTGCAGTAAATACTGTAGATATAGTTTCATCTTTGTAAGGAAGGGTTTTATCAGCAGATTGATCATAAATTTCTGTTCCGGCATCATATTTGCTTTTGACTCCAGTTCCGAGCGTTCCTCTCCTTAATTGTTTTAATAAATTTCCATCTTTAATGAAATATTCTATACGCTCTTTATCAATGTAAATCACTCCTGGATTTTTTGTATCAGTATCAGGTGATGGAAGCGAATCGGCGTTTTCTAACTGTATAATTTTATCATACCAATTAAGATCTGCTGCTAATCGTATGTCTTTTGTGCCATCCAAAACTTTATACTGATTACGATTTAAAATATCTTTACTTTGTCTCCAACCAAATTTATTTTTTAATAATTTATTAGTAAAGTGTATTATTTCAACTGTGTCATTATCCTGTAAACCTTTTAATATTTTTACAGTCATCCTATTTGTAGTCACGTAATAATCAACACTAGGATCTAATATCTTTCCATTAAGAATTACCCAAGTATACTGATCATCAACTGCAGGATAGTTTAATGGTACAAACCCATTTCTCAATCTTCTTAACTCATACCAATTAGGAGTACTTTCATCTGGAATAATAAGTGCATTAAGTTCTGTTAATTTTATAATA